TCACTATAATAAAATTTAATTTGATTACGTAGTCTCTGTGTTGGTTCGCTATTTAAACGTTCATCTGATAAATCTTGATCTCGCGTAGTAATTTTTTCCCAACTGTCTCTAAATTTTTGTAAATTTTTTATTAACTCTTCTCGTGTCATTGAACTTATTGGTTTAGTTAGTGGTTCATACATTCCTTTATAATTAGTAATTGGCTTATTAATTCTATCTTGTATGAGTTTTGTTGCTTTAATTTTTTGACCTTTATCTAATAAATTATAAATTAATTCTAAATCATTAGTTTCGATTGTTGAACCACTCACTCTAAATAAACCTTGAGCCATCTTTTCTTTTGAACCACTTGTTGTTACATTATGTTTTTTTAGTAGTTGTCTTAATTTATCTACTGAAATGTCATATTTTTTGCTTTTATGAATACTATATTTTTTTGTTTTTTTTTGAGTGTTTCCTTGATTATTTGTCTTTATTTTCTTTGTTTTTTGTAATTTGTTTTCATTTAGTTTAGACCACCGCTTACTATTTTTTTTTTGTTTTTTTTTGAGTGTTTCCTTGATTATTTGTCTTTATTTTCTTTGTTTTTTGTAATTTGTTTTCATTTAGTTTAGACCACCGCTTACTATTTTTTGTTTGTATTATTACCCACATATTGCCATCATTACCGCGTTTCTTTGTTCCTAATGTAAAGTTGTTAGCACTTTCCGACGGTCCTTGTCTTGTTGGCATTTTATATAATGTAGAAAAAAAGAAATTTAAAGAACAGTTAATGCAATTCTTTATTGTGCTAATAATATAAATAAAATAATATAAAGACAAACCACTAATTATAGTAATAGAATAACTTCTATTCATTTTTCTGCATTGGTGCCCGAGTGGTCTAAGGGGTGCGACTCAAGTTCGCATGGCTTCGGCCTCGTGGGTTCGAACCCCACCCAATGTACGCATTAATTTTTTTTATAAAATACTTTATTTTATAAAAAAAGTGTTTTTTTGTTTTTGGTTTTTTAGTTTTTGATTTTTTATTGTTTTATAATTTCATTGTTTCAACACAATTTGATGTTACACTTTATTGGCGCCGTAGGCGTGGTGGTTCAGTTGCACAACTACTTGGTGGTTGTGTATTTGGAGTATATGATTGGCTACGTTCTACAGGTGTAAAGGTTGCTCGTGTACTGCTTTTTTGCCTATTTACAACATTACCAAGAGACCTATATACTGCTTGACATTCATCCTTTGTTTCGCTATAGTTAATAGCTTGACCTTCATCAATTCCAATTTTAGATGCTTCTAAAATTGCATCTTGATTTGCACCTAAATACATAATTTCAATATTATATGATTCTTGTGCACTAGTAATAAGTTTTTTTAAAGATTCAGCATTAAATTTTTTGCTGCAATTTTCGCAACCATCAGTAGCAACATAAATCAAACACTTAGTGTAACTTGTTGGATCATGAAGCTTCTTTTCCATAAAATAAGTGAGACTTGAACCAATAGCATCGTATAGTGCTGTTTGTCCGCGAGGAACAAATTGTCTTAGCTCAAGAGGTCGCACATCTTCAATATTTAGTGACCTAATTAACATATGTTCTTCGTGGTCAAATAACTTAATTGACACATTTACACGTTCGTCTGGCTTTAAATCTTGTCTAATAATAGACAATGTTGAATTAATACCACCAACAGTGTCTGCTTCTTTGCCCGACATAGAACCAGACCGGTCAATAATAGCGACGACTTCTTGAATGAATGATGCCATAATAGTAGTGTTTTAATATAATTTAATAAATTATTTTTAAATCAATTTTTTTTCATATATGTTTTATATATGTTTTATATATGTTTTATATATGTTTTATATAGTATAGCTAATAGTGTTTTTCAAAAAACATAATTTACATTAAATAAAATTGATTTAATATTAATTTTGATTTATTTTGATTTATTTTGATTTATTTTGATATAATATATACTATAAAATGCTCAAGCAACAAATGCTTATTGAAAAAACTAATTATGAACCCCATCTTAAGATTGAACTATTAACAGGCGCATTTATAGAAAATCAATTTAAAAACATATGTGCGCGAACTATTTGTCATGCTTATGCTAATGAAAGTTTAATAATTGAATATTTGAAATATAAAACGGAATTAGAACCTCACATATTTAGTGATGTAACATTTGCTATAGACTTAGTATTTGTTCAAGATTATATTGAACATATAAAACAAGTTAGCATAACATGTGAAGACATTCCTGTAATAACTTATGTATATAATACACTGTTGCGTGAGCCGGGAGATAGGGAACTGTGGCCACACGACAAAGCCTCATTAATTCTTGATAAAATACACTGCTTCTTTGATATTGATGAAAACAAACTAGCAAATGAATTAGTAGAAGTGCTAAGAGAAATTTATTATAATAAATTGTGGTAAAGCATAAAGCTTATAATATTTTTGAAGTATTAAAAGATTACTGTTTTTGTTAAATATAACCAAAAGAATAGTCCAACAAATGCTTTGGCTAATAAATCTAATATATTGTATCCAATCATTTTTGTTTTTTCATTTGTTTGATAAAATACTCCATATAATGACCATAGTCCCAAATATAAAAAGAATATTATTTTGGATTGTTTTGTTACTCTAGATCCAGTCATAAATAGTTTCCAAATAGTTCCGTATGTTAAAAAGAAAAATATAAAACCTATAAAATTAGCAAATGTTCTGTTTAATAAATCTACTTCGCCAAAATATCCAAAACCCAACATTAAGAAATTGAAAACTAATATTAGTGCAAACGAGAGAAAATGAACATCTTTTTTATTTTCATAGCTCAAGACGAGAGATAATACTAATAACATAAGTGGTGTGCTAATTATCCAATCAGAATAGCGCATATTATTAATTTTTTCTATTGGTAAATCTAACTCATTATTTGCTGTTTTTATTGATACTTCTTCTGTATCTTGTGTAAGTATGCTTTCTTCGGACTTATTTATTTCCTCTATAAATAATGAATAAAAGTAACCAGCAACAATTGAAATACATGTTTCTAAATTCATAATATGACGAATTTGTGGATTCGGATTTCTTAATGCTTCTATAAATGTAATTGTTCCTGTAGTAATCAAAAACACATATGTAAAATAAAAACTATTTTTTACACTAATTATTTGCATTATTATTACTACTACTAATATAGCTTAATAATATTATTAAATTAGCAATAATATTATTAAATTAGCAATAATATTATTAAATTGGCAATAATATTATTAAATTGGCAATAATATTATTAAATTGGCAATAATATTATTAAATTGGCAATAATATTATTAAATTAGCAATAATATTATTAAATTGGCAATAATATTATTAAAAATTAAAAATTAAAAATTAAAATACAAAATAGCTATTTTAATTAGAATATGCTAAACCACCCATACCCGACATAATACGAAGAACGTTGTAGTTAACCGCATATACACGAACTTTAGCAGTAGCCACACCTTGAACGGTGGCATTTGACAAGACTAACTGTAATGTAGCATTATCTATGCGCGAGAAATTGCATGTACCAGATGGTTGGTGTTCTTCTGGTCTTAACGCAAATGAGTAAACATTAATACCTGTGTCTGGGGCACGAGTGTGGTGCTGGAATGGCTGTACGAGGTCAAAATAAGTGCCTTCACGCTCAGAAAAGCGATCTTGACCGTTTAGCTGTAATTTAGCAACTACAACTGGATTTTCACCCCAGCAATGCATATCTAAAGCAGTTTCAGCCAAAACAAATGTTCCGGCATCAGATACACCCGAATCTTCAACATTTGAAGTTCCGGTGGGACCACCAGCGCTACCAGTGCTAGCAACAGTCATACCACCACTTACAGATCCCGATGTAGCAGCATTAACATTAGTTTTGAGTATTTGATTCGCCCACATGTCTTCAAATGCACCTGAAGTATTAATAAATTCGTTGTTTGTACCAGCTACACCAATAGTAGCTTTGGCACCAAACGCATGAACCGCGTTTGGTAAAGCATCTAAAGCATCTGTATAATTAAATGGCTGCGCACCTAATAGAGTATTTAAAGCAGTATTGGGATTTAGTGATGCGCAATAATCAACATTCGCATCTGGCTGAACAACCCAAATTAGTTCTTTGCATGGATGATTTAAATTCAATTTAATTTTATTTGACGACGAACCAACCGACTCATCACCAGTGAACTGAAGTTGTTCAATTAAATATTCATGTGGATTTTGCGCCATACGTCTGCGTTCATCAGTATCTAAGAAAATGTAATCAACAAAAAGCGAAGCAGCAGCTAGCGATTGTTTGTAAGCATTGGTAATTTTTGTTCCGGCACCATCTAAACTGCTAACAGCCCATAAGCATTCTTCAATATTGCGAATATCTAAATTGATTTTTACTTCATGATACTGTAGAGCAATTAAAGGTAGAGCTAAACCGGGATTACGGCAATACCAGAATTGTAGAGGAATGTATAAAGTGGTTTCTGGTAGCGCTTTGCGGGGAGCGCAAACTTGGCGCACACCATTGGCCGAGCAAGGACCATCTACATCGGCGAAAGTTGGATCGCATACATATGTTAATTGAGTTGTATTACCGATCATCTTGTAATAACCGCGTTCTTGTTCTTTGGACAAAGTAAGCTGATTCCAAATATGCATCCAATCACCATATTGACGATCAATGCGCTGACCACCAATTTCAACTTCAACTTGCGAAATTAGCTGTTCACCGGGGAAATCTAACCATCTAGCATATACACCGGTTCCGTCAGTAACTAAAGACTGACCAATTTCAGGTAGAGTTAATTGCAAATATGTATGATAAGCTAAATCACCGTTTCTTGAGATAGTGCAAGTAACACGGCGACCAAAATCTGCTTGTCCGTTAAATGTTTGTTCAATAGACTCCATCGCGAAGTTGGTGTGACGTCTGTATGTAACTTTCCAAAAAGTAATTTGGGGATTTCCTGTTAAATAAACATCTTGAGCGCCATAGGCGACTAATTGCATTAAACCACCAGCCATTTTTTTATAATATTCCTAAAGAAAATAAATTTTTATAATTAAATTAATTAATTAATTAATTAATTATTTTGTTTTATTTTATTTTGTTTTGTTTTATTTTGTTTTATTTTGTTTTATTTTGTTTTATTTTGTTTTATTTTGTTTTATTATAAATGTTGTTATATAATATTATAATAAACATTATAATATTATATATACTATAATTATATAACTAGCTATGAAAAAAGCAAGCATTATTAAAACCACTTTGGATAGTAAACATAATGAAATAAGTTGTTTATTTAAACAAAATGAGGAAGTTATTATTCCTAAATATTTAAAACTAATAGAAAAATTAGAATTATTATTACAAAATTCGTCTAATAATACAAAAAATCAAGTAATTATTGAAAATATAAAAAAATATAAGAATGTCATCCACTCGCTTGAGAAGAAAAAAAATGAGTATTATTTAAATAATTCCAAATTTATTTTTGACTATTTTGAAAATAAAAAAAATATTACTAATTGTGATTTAGCTACTACTAATTCAGGCAAGAATGATATGATACACAAATTTTTTTCAACATCTATTAATGAAAATAATAACAATGATAACAACAATAATAGTACAAAAAGTTCTATTGACAAATACTTTAATAATATTGACTATTTATATTTGAATTACGACAACTTTATTTACCCTTCCGATATTTGTAGTGTTTGCAAAAAAGGAGAAATGGTTTATGTAGAATCTGATGGAATATCTGTATGTAATAATTGTTCCAACATTATTAAAAATTTAATTGAAATAGATAAACCATCATATAAAGAACCACCTAAAGAAGTTTCTTTTTATGCATATAAAAGAATAAATCATTTGAAAGAAATATTGGCACAATTTCAAGCAAAAGAAAGCACAAATATACCAGATGAAGTTTTTGAAAATATTAAACACAAAATAAAAAAAGAACGCATTAGTATTAATGAGCTAACAAATAGTAAAACTAAAGAAATTTTAAAGAATTTGGGTTATAATAAATATTATGAGCATATACCATTTATTAAAGATAAATTAGGCATTAAACCACCAATTATGAGCTCTGAATTAGAAGAAACTTTATGTAATTTGTTCATTGAATTACAAAAACCATATTCAAAATATTGTCCAAAAGAACGCGTTAATTTTTTAAACTATTATTATACACTTTACAAATTATGTGAATTATTAAATGAGACTCATTTTTTGCCATATTTTCCAATGTTAAAAGACAGAGAAAAACGAATTGAGCAAGATCAAATATGGAAAAAAATTTGTTTAGATCTAGGTTGGAATTTTATACCAACACCCTAAAATTATATAAAAATAGTTGAATCTATTTAGAAAATTATTACACTACAAAAATATATATTAGTTTTATTATATAATAAAACCAATATATGCTACGATTTACTAATACAATAAGTAATAGACTAACAAGTAAAAATAAAAGTAAAAGTAAAAGTAAAAGTAAAAGTAAGAGTAAAAGTAAAAGTAAAAGTAAAAGTAAAAGTAAAAGTAATTCTTTTACACGAAAACGTAACCTTATTGCTAGACGATTTGTCAATAAGCTTAATACTTATAAATCAAAAGTATTAGAGCGTAATGCAAAATCAAGAGCTCTAACACAAAAACTAAAAACAAAATTAAACTCAGCTATAACTATTATTAAAAAATCAGATGAATGTCCAATATGTTTCTCAAAAATTGACTTACAAGAACCAATAACAAGATTACAATGCGGCCATACTTTGCATAGTAGATGTTTATATAAATATGTAAATAATACTCGTGAGACTGACTTAAGATGTCCGTCGTGTAGAAAACATATTCAATTAACAAGTTTAGACCCAAGTAAACTTAAACCAGAATTACTTACTAAATTTCTTACACTTCTTAAACTTCTATCGGACGACTACGAAGAGAATATGAATAGAACAAAAGCTATGTGGGATGACTCGTCTGCTTATGTAATTAAACTTAATGAGGACATTGCAAATAATCCTGCTCTTGAAGTAGTTTTAAGACGAATATTAACAAAAGCTACTCGCGCAAGAAATGAAGCACACGACATGTATAATGACGCGTTAAGTCTTTATATAACAGCATATGAGAAATATCTTACTTATATGTCTATTTACAATGTAAGCAATATTCGTCAAATAGTATAACACCCATTTTATTATATAAAATTATTTTCTAGTTTTTGCCAATAATATAATAAAAATATCAAATATATCTAAACAATAATCAAACGACGCTGTTATAAAATCTTCATTATAATTACGTAGTAATATGTTATTACTAGTATATACAATATAAACAGCAAATAAGAGCAATGTAATTATAATTAATACTTTTTCAAAAAAAGAATAAGTATATATAAAATATTGGACAATGCTAGTAATTAATAAAAATAATAAGGCAAAAAATAGACCCAGACTAATTTTGTAAGGTAATTGAATTGTGATAGCTATTAGTGCTATTCCGAATGTAAATAGCGAAACAAAAATACTTGTAGTTCCTATAAATATTGTTTTTATAGTAGTTTCACTAAGTATTGTTTTTAAATCTTCTAAAATTATTCCCATTGTTACTGAAAAAAGTGAAAATATTATAAATTTTAACCAAATAGGCATAGAAAATACTCCTAAAACACCAATTAAAACAAAACTCAATATATGAGCACCAACAATAATTAGTCGCCTTTGTTCAGCGTCCTTCGTAATTTCAATATTATTAAATTTTATATGTACATAATAAGTAATCGCAATTTGAATTAATATATTTATTAAAATTAACATAAAGAAGAATTTCTTAACATTTAAAAGATTGAATAGTTGCGACAAATCGGTTTCAAAAACTTTTTGCTTACTAATACCTGGTGTTCTTGTTTTATTAAAAATCATAATATATAAATTATATTTATAATATATTATAAATTTAGTAATGCCTATTTTGTCTTCATTATTTGGAAGCACAAGAAAAAAAAGTAAAAGTAAAAGTAATTCGTTTACACGAAAACGAAACCTTATTGCTACACAATTTGCAAGTAATATAAGAAAAACTATTAAGCAAAGACAAACAATAGACAACTTACATAAAGAAAGTAGTGCGCAAAAAATACAAGAATCGTTTAAAACTACATTAGCCAAATCAAAAGACGCCGATATTTGTTCTATATGTTTAGCTAAAATGTTGTTTCCGCGACTAATAAGCACTTTGCCTTGTGGTCATAAATTTCATGCAAAATGTATTAAACCAGTTATAGATAATGATTATAATGCGCATTGTCCATTATGTAGAGCTCCAATACCGGTTACAAATCAAACTAGTAATCAAACTATAAATCGAAATAATATTGGATCTAGACAATTTATTTATCGATCATCTAATAGAACCAGACCATCATTGCGTCACGCAAATATAGCTAGTTTACATATTCAATGGAGAAGATTAAATGGAGCGGTAAATGATGCTCGGACTAGATGGCGAAATCAACGACTTAGGGCAATTGCATCTCAAGAAAGAGCAAACCGCGCCAATTTTTTTAATCGTGCAAGATTAACACAAATAGCTGAACGTGAACGATTATTGGAATCTACTTATTTAGCAGAGAGAAATAGGCATATAAGAGAAAGACTTGAATTTGAAAGACGACATGCGGAAATATTAACTCAAATTATTACTGGTTCAAGAACTCCAACTACACAGTCAAATTTACATAATTTAGAGGCCACTTAATATATTATAAAAATGATTTAAAGAGCATACTAGAAAAACTATAGTGTGTGTTAAGACATAATTTATTTAGGGTCAAAACACTATTATAAATTTTTAGCAAAATTATAAAAATATAAGAGTTATTATTTAATATTATAAATATTATATAATATTAAATATGTTAAGATTATTTGTTGTAAATAATATAATGTTAGTATCATTGGTATTATTTCTAATATTATTTGCAATAATATTAACATTAAAACCAACACTGATGTTTGATAAAAATGGAAAACCACGCGAGTTTGGAATTGGTTATAAAAATAAGACAATATTACCGTTTTGGTTAATGGTAATTCTTTTAGCAATTGTTTCCTATTTTTGCATATTATGTTATATAAATGTTAATAAATATAAATATTAAAATGAAAAATAATTTGCATTACTATTATTCAGTCGCCGCATCTCTAGCAGTAAGTTCAGCATTTTTTAAATCTTTTGCAATTTCATCCAACGATTTATTACAAGACATATTAATTATATAATTATAACTGACTGAACTAACCAATGTTCCGGCTAGAGTATACCATGTTATTTGTCCAATTGCGTTTTTAATAACTAAAAGTCTATATAATTTTATAATAGATTCATTAAGAGCAACATCTGGTTTGGTTGGAGGAACACCCAGATCAATTGATGGCCCACCTCCTCTTTGTAGTTTATTTAAACTATTGTGAGCTGCTCTTCGTATTTGTGCTTTAATTGAACCACCACGTGGTGGTGGTGGGTCTGTTGGTTCTGTTGGTTCTGTTCTTGCTTCTGTTCTTGCTTCTGTTCTTGCTTCTGTTCTTGCTTCTGTTCTTGCTTCTGTTCTTGCTTCTGTTCTTGCTTCTGTTCTTGCTTCTGTTCTTGCTTCTGTTCTTGCTTCTGTTCCTGTTGTTACTGTTCCTGTTCTTGTTTCTGTTTCTGTTCCTGTTCCTGTTCCTGGTGTTGCTTCTGTTCCTGGTGTTGCTTCTGTTCTTCTTACTGCTCCTGGTCTTATTTTTTCTGCTTCTTCTTTTTCCTTTAATTTGTCTCCTTTTGCTAAATCTATAATATCTGAAGCTACCAATTCATCTATAAAACTTTTGAATTTTGTTTGTTCAACATCTATTTGATTAATAAAATTTGACTTATTATGATTAATGTTTGCAATTGCTGTAACTAGTGTTGGATCATCACCTACCTTGTCATTAAGTATATCTTTCAATGTTTTTTCAACTCCCAACATGCTAATTATAAGATATCCAATAGTATTAGAAAATGGTGCTATCCAACCTGGAAATATTTTTAAAAGTACATATAAACTAAAAAAAATAACAAGCCAAGGTGCCATTGTTGCTATTAAAATATTAGACCACTGAACAGACTGACTATTGCAAAGCGCTTTGGATACTGTTGTATTTATAAAATATGAACCTATTACTAATATACTTATATATATAAGATTTAGCAGATTACTATCTTTCGCTTTTTCAATAGATTCAATAGATTTAGCATTTTGTATGCTAAATAATGTGAAAATGGTGAACCCTAAAGTTATACAAATAAAAAAAAGTAAACTACTGCCTGGTGCTGGTACATCAATATTAGCCATATTAATATATTATATTATATAAATGTATTAATATAATATAATATTAATAAAACCTTAATAAAAACTTAATAAAACCTTAATAAAAACTTAATAAAAACTTAATAAAAACTTAATAAAATGTTTAATATTAAATTATAAAAAGTCATTATTATATTAGTATAATGAATTTTAACATACTTGATTATACTAATTTACAATATAATTCAACAAAGACTAATACTGGTTCTATAAATAGTATAGACAATCCAAAATTAGTAGATGTTAGTGTAAAATTATTTTTTAAAGAAGTATTAAAGGGATGTAATAAGTATAAGCAAAATAATTATAACACTTTTTACAATTTAATTATGTTTTTGATGTTTTGCTTTATTTTAACTATATTATTGTATACTCGATATAAGGGAACAAGAAACTATAAATCTTATTATGAAAAAACAATGAAAGACAAAGAATATATAATGTCTAAATTGGTGTATTATAATCGTCAAAATATTGACAATCAGCAAAAAATTAGAAATAATATGATAACAAATTTACCAAATTATAATGATCATCCTGAAGCTAATTTATTACATAAATCAGTCTATTTTTCTTAATAGTTATTTTAGTAGTTATTTTAATAGTTATTTTAGTAGTTATTTTAATAATAGTTTAATAATACTTTATTTATTTCACTAATTAATTAAAATTAATATTTGTTTCTAAAGTATAAGCTTATAATATAATACTATGGCCGATGAGTTATTAAAATCATATTATAATGAATTGGGAGAATATTATAAATTAAAAACTAAATATCAGGATTTTAAAAAAAAGAAGATTACCGAATTAATTGGAAATAAGCTTATAGACTATAATGAAAAGAAACAAATATTATCTAAATATAGAGCAAAATGTGTTAATTGTGGAGCATATGGAGGTACAATCTTTACTGAAACGCCTGATTTGTTGCGTGCTACATGTGGAAATAGCACCAAACCATGTAACTTGGATTTGGCTATAAAGCGAAAAAAGTTTTCACACATAAACAATCAATTATTAATGTCTTCAAAAGACGTAGTAAATTATAAAAAAAATATTATATCTACTAAACTGGATTATTTATTTAATTATATAGAGGAAGAAAAAGCAGTTGAATTATTTGAAACATTAAAAGTGCAATTAAATAATAGCCAAGAGAGTTATACTAATTTAGTAAATTTATATAATTCAATAACAAACAACGAAGATTTAAAATTAATGATTTTTGAAAAAACTAATGATTTTGAAATTAATAAAAAACAATATAGTGATGCTCTTCAATTATATAAATCATCTGGGGAAATTGTATATTTAATAAATGCAATTGAAATACATAAAACAAAATTATTACCTATTGGTAAAGAATTAATGAATTTAAAATATAAATCGTGTTATGTTGAGAAAAATGAAGAAGATAATTATATATTGTTTCAAAATAATTATAATGCTGAAGATTTATTACTTGAATTAAATGATTAAATGATTAAATGATTAAATGATTAAATGATTAAATGATTAAATGATTAAATGATTAAATGATTAAATGATTAAATGATTAAATGATTAAATGATTAAATGATTAAATGATTAAAT